TTTAATTTTTTCAGCCTCCACCGTATTTGGTACGGGGAACTTTGATTTAATTTGTTCCATCCTCTTAGTAAATCTTTCTAAGAGTTGTTCGTAGTTTTCAGTTGGTTTCATGTTCGTATAATAGCGGGGACATCACCATCATCATCGTCATCCTCCTCCTCATCTTCTTCAAGTTCTAATCTTAACTCTTCTATCCTATCCTGTAAAGCACGGTATTCTTCCAAATCACAACTTGTTGGTCTTTCCTCAAAAGTTACTCCCATTAACTCTTCACCTGGTTTAACATCTACCATCTCTGGGTGCTGAACTTTGGTAACTTTAGTAGTCCATATACCACTTGGTCTTGCAGTATCTTCTCTCGCAATACTCCACCCCTTTACTATAGAACGTATAGCAAAGGCAAAAAGAACAATCCACGTTAATGAAAATATTATATCAGTTATTGGATTCATTATTCTCTTCTATTTGCTGTACTATAAGAAAGAACCATATACTACCAAGTATCATAATTGCAAGTACCCTCAGAGAACTGGGAGATAAATCAATCATATCCTTGGTAATCTTTGAACTAAAGGAAGAACCTCATTCTCCACCTTATCAGCAATCTTATCTACGATACTAATATCTATATCAAGGAAAGGTGGAATGATACCAAGCAACCTTAATGTCCCATCCAAAAATAGGGCAAGACATGTAAGACCTAGTATCATACTAATGATGGTAGCATTGCGATTATGCTGTGCCATCGATAGGTCATCTATTCTTTGTGCTTCAGCAACTGCTTCAGCGATTAATTCATCAACTTCCTGTTTGGTGTAGATGTCACCCAATATTGGTAGTTGATGGGATCTTTCTATTGGAGTCATCGTATTTCGAAATCCAATTTTCGAACTTTGCGTTTCCGTCTCTGTTCTTGCCATTGCAAATCTTGAGATGTAAAACCCATATCGGTATTATCGTTATTTGATGATACCATTATAGTTCTATTTAAGTCAATAGCTGTTACAATATCACCTTTAACCATAACCATGTTAGGGCATCCACACGATCTACCCTCAGTTACTTCTGTGTTACACTCCCTACATCTTACTTTAATCATTTTTCTAATCTTCCGTACTGATCCTCCAGTCTAATAATATCATCTTCAATACAATCACCCAATTGAACCTCAATAAAAACTAAAGGTTCATCACCCGCAATTGCCCGATGAATTTCTTTTACAGGGATAACCCACCTAGAACCTACTGTAGCATCTATCTTATTATCCCCAATGATAATACTTCCAGTTCCACCAACAATAGTCCAGTGTTCCTCTCTATGATTATGATATTGAAGTGATAATTGTTGGTTGGGTTGAACTATAATTCTTTTTACTTTATATGAAGGTTCATCTAACAAAACTTCATAAGTTCCCCATGGTCTATTATATATCATTTTTAGAATCCTTATCAATTATCTTAGTTCCTGATGATAGAATTTCTATTCCAGTCTCATCATCAAGTTCAATCCACTCTTCAAACTCTGCATAGAGTGCAATCTTATCCCCAACAAGTTCTGCAGATTCTATCTTATCAACTGACCAATCCCTTACTTGATCTACGATATCATCCGTCTTGTCCAGTTTCATAATAATCTTTTCTGAAGTATCTGGAGAGGATGTTACTCGTTTCTTCGAAGTTTGTTTTGCCAGCTGTTTTATGTAAGCTGAGCATAACTCTGCTAAAGTTATGTCTACCCAATTGCTGAATTTCTTCTTTAAGTTCTGGACAAGACCCATAATAATTTTTCCAATCAGATTCAGATTTTACTTTTCTCTTTTTACCCCGTGGAGTTCTAAACTTCCAGAAATATTTTCTACCGATGTATTCCCTACCATTTTGATTATTTGTAATGCGGTAGACGAAACCGAAGAAATCATCAATATCGTCAGTAGTGAAATTTGTACCTTTATATAACCAGGGATTTTCATAATCCATCCTAAAAGTTTCATATCATTCCTCTTATTTATCCACCCATCATCTTATCATAATCATCGGCACTATCAATAATTGCCTTCTTAAGTTCTTCTAAATCCCACTCTATCTCAGAGTTTGAATCCTGAGAAGGTGTCTTTTTTGACATCTTGTTTGATTCCTCCGACGACATAACTCTCTACCTCTGTTTCTTGTGGTGCTACTTGTAATCCCTTAGAACTAATCCAATGCTCTGTCCAAGGTAATGGATTATTCTTTGCAGGA